TTGCGTGATCTTCCAGCTGTAATGGAAGCAAGAGGTTATGAACCTTGGCAAGCGGCAATGATGTTTCCTTCATATCCTAAAGATATGAGAGATCCAGATGCGTCTTCAGATCCAAACGATCCGTACAGAGACGGTGCTTTTGACATCGATGTTGAAGTACATGCTCTAAGACAGTCTGGCAAAAAAGGCTAATCACTTTTACCTCAAATCATACTAGAGACTCAATAAATATTTCAGTATAAGAAATATTGGAGTTTAACTTGTCTCGAAAAAAAGCATATTTTATGAACGGTGGCGCTGGCCGTGTTATAGCGTCTATTCCTGCCTTTGAGAAACTCTACGAAAAGGATCAAGATTTTATTATTGTGTGCGAAGGTGGTATGGACTTTTACAAAGGACACCCACAGTTACATGAACTTGCCTACGATCATTGGCACAAAAATCTTTTTAGGGATTATATTAAAGATAGAGATTGTATTACACCAGAACCTTACAGGGTTTGGGAATACTATAACCAAAAATGTAGCCTAGCACAGGCATTTGATATAGCTATTAACAACGAAGGTTTACGTGATGTAGGTGAACCAAAGATATACATGAACAAACATGAACTTGTTGGTGGTTTTAAAGTTGTAGAAGAAATAAAAGCAGTCACTGGAAAAGACAAAGTAGTTGTATTTCAACCATTTGGACGTACTGCCGAGAACATGGGTGATTTTGTAATTGATGGTTCAAGCAGAAGTTTTCATTTAAATGATGTAATTAAAATTTGTAAAGAACTTAGAGAAGATTACGCTGTAATAATTATGAGTGAATTTCCTGTTACTATTGAAGAAAATCCTAAAGTTCCAGTAGCAGTTCCACAAATACCAGATGTAAGAGTTTGGTCAAGTGTAATACAAATAGCAGATCATTTTTTAGGCTGTGATAGTTTAGGACAACATATGGCAAAAGCATTAGGTACAACATGTACAAGTGTTATTGGTAGCACATATCCAATTAATATTTCTTATCCTGATTCTCCAGACTTTGATATTGTTGACTTAGGAGAAGGAAAACGCAAATTTAGTCCAATTAGATTGACAATGGAAGATGAAATCGAAAGATTTAATGATGAAGTTATGGAGTTAACCGATGAGAGTTTTAAGAAAATTATTTCAAGTGTGCGTAAAAGGCTTGGTAAGCCTAGGGCTTATACGGGAAACTATAAGCCACAAGCCCAGCAAGAAGGCGAAGTCTGCCCGACACATGGAGTCGTACACAACCAAAATGATGCGGGAGTAACACATGCTAAACAACCTGCTCAAATTTTAGGAAGGACAGGACAATGACACAATGGATAGGAGCAATCACAAGGGGTCATAATGGTGGAGCTGTTTTATTAAAAGACGGCAAACTTGTTTTTGCTATTGAAGAAGAAAGATTATCAAGAAAAAAGTATGATGGCGGGCCGTATGCCTCGATGATAAAATTTAAAGATTACACTGATAAATTAGATTATCTTGTTGTAGCACATACACAACCTTTAGAAGAATCTAGCAGAGTAGATTTTAGTGGCGGAGATGTTTACACAGGCTTAGCAAGGAAACTAGGCCTTATAGATGGAAAAGATTCTGCCTATAGCATGGAAGGAAAACATAGACAAGTAATTGACCTAAGTCACATACATCATAAATTACATGCGGCATGTTCATTTTATCGATCAGGATTTGAAAGTGCTACTGCTGTTATTGTTGATGGCGCAGGTACTTTTATTCCAATGAATATAAATGCTGGTGCGTTTAATGAAGAATTTATGACATGGGAATGTGAAAGTATTTTTACATGTAACTATCCTGATGCATTCAAAACTTTATATAAACATCAAGGAGGAAATGGTCCTTATCCAGGCACACACGTAAATCAAATTGCTAGTGATAGGGAAGGAGAAGAAGGATTTCATGAACTTGTATTAGATGATAGTGCAGGTATTACAAAAGCATACGAAGCAGTAACACAATATTGCGGATTTCAGCCTATTGAAGCAGGAAAAACAATGGGACTTGCTCCGTATGGAAAAAAGAATTCTAAAATTCCACCAATTTATACTGACGGTAATAATGGAAAATGGAGAACAGCAGATCGAAGTGTAATAATACCCACTTATCCAAATGCGGCTCTAGTTAATGACGGAAAATATGATTATTTACATACAACACAAGACTTATTAAACAGTAAAGTAGACTTAACTACTTTGGAAAATAGAAGAGATATGGCTTATGCTGTACAAGCAGAATCACAAGAAGAAGTTTTGAAATTAATATTTAAAGCTGTTGAAATGACAGGAAATAAAAATGTAGTTTTAAGTGGTGGATATGCGTTAAATTGTGTGGCAAACTATTGGTACTTAGATAAATTGAATAAAGAAGGTATTAATTTATATGTTGAACCTGTGTCAAGTGATGCTGGTACAGCTTTAGGAGCCGCATTACTTACATATCATTCCTTGACAAAGGATAAAACAGTGCGTCCTTATGCTGAAACTATCTATGAAGGATTCAGTTATCGTTATGAACCACATGTAGTCGCAGAAATAGCTGAAGATTATGGTGCTTCTGTTAGAAAATGTGATCATAAAGAAGCTGTAGAAATTATTAGAAACAAAAATATCGTAGCAGTATTCCAAGGAAAATCAGAAAACGGGCCAAGAGCTTTGGGAAATAGAAGTTTGTTATTTGATCCTACAGTGGAAGATGGTAAAGATCATGTTAATAAAGTAAAAAGACGAGAATATTTCAGACCTTTTGCTGGCACTATTCTTTTAGAACACGCACACGACTGGTTTGATATGAAAGGTATGGAACAATCTCCGCATATGATGTATGCGATGGATTGTAAAGAAGGTGTAGCTGAAAAAATTCCTAGTATTATTCATGTTGATGGCACATGTAGAATACAAACAGTTACTAGACAGCAAAATGAACACTATTATGATATCATAAAAGAATTTTATGAGCAAACTGGTGTACCTATTATCTTTAATACAAGTTTTAATTTAGGAGGAGAACCCTTAGTTGAAACATTAGATGATGCTATACGCACATTATACAGCAGTGAAATAGAATATCTATATTTGCCCGAAAACGGATTAATGGTAGAATTGAAAAACTAATGTTTCATGAGATATATCCAATACCTGTTTATTCAACAAAACTTAATGATCACGAACAAGTAAAAAAAGATTTCAGTGAAGTAATTAAGGATGATAGCAATTTTGGAAAAAATCCTGGATGGCATTGTGATGTAGACAGTACATTTGGCCTACCTGAAGCTAACAAATTACCTTTTCAGAACTTTATTAAGAGTGCTGTAATGTCACTTAATGATTATCTTAATCATTTAGGCGTAGATTACCCAGTCAAGTATGGAGTAGAGTGTTGGTTAAACAGATATGGCAAAAATCAACACCAAGAATTACATAATCATGCTGGAGCATGTGTAATAAGTTGTGCTTACATGATGCATTTGCCGAAAGATAGTGGTAAATTTGTATTTTATAGGAACACATACGATTTTTTTCACAATAGCAAGTTACCTTTGCTTACATCTGGACACTTTATATACAATAATAGAATAACACCTCCTTTAGAAGAAGGAGATATTGTATTTTTTCCGAGTGTATTAGAACACTATGTCACCACAAATCAATCAGATGAAACAAGAGCCACTATAAGTGCTAATTTTACAATAAATGAGAGACCTGATGAAGAAAAACACAATTGATGAAGATGAAGTATTTCTTATTAGCAAGGATTATTCAGTAAAATTAGAAACTTTCGGAAAAGATAACCATAAAGTTCTTGTTGTTGATGACTTTTATGCCAATCCTCACAAAGTAAGGCAGTTAGCAATAGATATCCCTGCTAGTAAAAATCAAAGGATAAGAGGAGGCAATCCTGCTTGGAGGGTAAATGCTTTTTATGTTTTAGATCCAATGTCTTGGATATTTGACCAATTATGTAGACAATATTATCCCGAAGTTATGCAAAATTGGCCTATCGGTATGATGGAAGAAAGTTTCAAACGTGCTACATTTATGGTAAATGTCATGCAGACCGAAAATTTACCACCTGTGAAGCCACACATGGACAATCCTAGTGGTTTAAATTTTGCTAGTACAATATATTTGAATAACGAAAACGAAAGCAATGGTGGGACTTCGTTTTATGACTACAAAGGAGTTGATGTTAATCAACCTGTACATACATATATTAACGATACGACTGAAGATTGGGAAATGATTGGTATGGTTCCAATGAAATTTAACAGAATGGTACTTTATCTTCAAAACGTTTGGCATACAGCATACGTGAAACCCGAAATGTTTACTGGTGATACGTACAGATTAAATCAACAATTTTTTATTTAGGAGGTAACATGGAAGATAATTTTAACGGAATTGAAGAATACAGAAATGTATTCCCTATTGACTATTGTAAAAAGTTAATTGAAACATTTGAACAACGTGCTCAGATGCAATTAACAGAACATCAGACAGGATTCAAAAATCAAGACGAAAGAATCTTTATGGACCTATCAAATCACAACAATATGTTTCATGTGGACGCAGATTTATGTAAATTTTTCTATCAAACTGTTGTAAAAACATACGAAGAAAAGTATGGAAAGAAATATGATAGTCTTAGAGCTGTTGTTCAACATTCTCCTAAAGGAATGAGCATACAAAAAACAAGACCACACCAAGGATATCATGCGTGGCATTGTGAAAGTGCTGATCTTTGTACAAGTGCTAGAGTAATGGCGTATACTTTGTACCTAAACGCTGTAGAAGAAGGCGGAGAAACAGAATTTTTATATCAAGGTGTTAAAATAAAACCTGAACCAGGTAAATTAGTATTCTTTCCTGCTTACTATACTCATCCACATCGCGGTAATCCTATTTACAAAGGCGTTAAGTATATTGTAAGCGGTTGGTATACGTTTGATGAATAGAAAGTAAAAATTATGAAAGTATTATTTGTAGTAATAGCGTTGATTACAGCGTTAGTTGTGTACACGGACACAAGCAGAGCAGGAGAATGGCAGGAAAAACCAGTCATGTGTGCTCCTGAAGAAGAAATGTTTTCTATGTTAGCAGACAAAGAAGAAAGATTAGTGTTTGGTGGTAAGATGTTTGGCAAAGTTAGAGATCCAGACGAAGCTAATGGATTATCAAACACACCAGCAATACTTCCTTTTGCTTTATATGTAAACTTTGAAACAAAAACATTTACAATTTTAGAATGGCATGGTGAACCTTATAACCAATTTTGTATTATTGGGTACGGAGTCGAAATAGAATTAGTAGAAATGGGAGACCCTGCGTGAAAATTTGTGTTGTAGGTGGTGGCACTGCTGGTTTTGTAGCCGCACTTATACTTAAAAAGAGTTATCCTGACTTTACTGTTGATGTTATCCGTAGTTCTAAGATAGGAACTATAGGTGTCGGCGAAGGAAGTACAGAACACTGGTCAGCGTTCATGGACTTTTGTGGTATACAAGCAGGAGACTTGATAAAAAATACTGACGCAACTTTTAAATCTGGTATCATGTTTCAAAATTGGAGTAATAGAGACTTCTTACAAAGCGTACATGATCCTTTCGTAAGCGAACATCTAGGTATGCCAATGATGTTTGCTAAATTAATTAAAGACAATCCGCATCCTAAAGAGCTAGTAGGCTCTTATACTTGGGAAAGCCATTTACCTTTCAACAAATTTATGGAAGAAAACATAAATGAAACTGGTGTAAGTCAATATCATTTTAACACAAATAAACTTAATGATTTTCTTACAGCAAAAGCTATGGAACTAGGTTGTAATGTAACAGATGACGAAATAGAAAGTGTACAACTAAATGATTTAGGTGCTGTTAAAAAATTAAGAAGCAAAGAAAAAGAATATGAATATGATTTTTATGTAGACTGTACTGGGTTTTCTAGATTGTTAATATCACAACTAGGAGCAAAGTGGCAAAGTTACGGAAAATATCTTAAAATGAAAGAAGCAATAGTGTTTCCAACAGAGGAAGAAGAAGAATTACCTCTTTGGACAGTTGCCAGAGCAATGGATAGTGGTTGGATGTTTCGCATTCCTGTATGGGGTAGAAAAGGAAATGGATATATTTTCGATAGTGACTTTATCACACCAGATGATGCTCACAGAGAAGCAGAACAATATCTTGGATATGGTGTAGATGTTGCTAAACATATTAAATTTGACCCAGGAGCTTTAGACAAACCATGGATAAAAAACGTTTGTGCTATTGGTCTAAGTGCTAGTTTTGTAGAACCTCTTGAAGCTAGTTCAATTGGTACAAGTATCAATCAAAGTTTTCTGTTAGCATCAAGAATCTTAAATTATAATCCCAATAGTATTAAAAGATACAACAAAGAAGTTGAAGCTATTATGAATAATATAAGAGACTTTATTGTTTTACATTACATAACAAATAGAACAGACACACAATTTTGGACACATTTACAAACTAGTGAGATCCCAGATAGTTTAGCAAATAATTTAGACATGTGGAAAACAAGATTACCTATATCAGATGATTTTACTGATTGTACTTCTAAAATATTGTTTAATGAATACAATTACATATTGGTATTATATGGATTAGGTTTAATAGATATAGATTGTGTAAGAAAACAATATGAAAGTATACCAAAAGAAGCTAAATTTTTTGCTGATCAAGCCTTAACTAGCAAATTAGAACATGATAAGTTAAGAACTATTCCACACAAAATGATGATAGACTTGATCAGGAGAATAGCATGAGACTTTTTGCGTTTGGCTGTAGCTTAACACAATATTTTTATCCTACTTGGGCAGATATTCTAATACATCAATATAGAAATAAAGGCTATGAAGCCACCAATTGGGCAAAAAGTGGAGCAGGAAATGTTTATATTAATTGTAGGTTATGGGAAGCAAATACAGTACATAAATTTAACAAAGATGATGTAATATTACTCCAATGGACAAGCATGTTTAGGGAAGATAGATATCATATGGGACAAGGATGGTGGACCCCTGGCAATTTTAGCAGAGAAACAATTCAAAGTGATGATGCTTTTGTGCTTAACAATTATAGATATGAAAGCACTTGGATATGGGCAGATATAATGTGGTGTGCTATGCGTGACTGTGCTTTGATTACAGCCACACACAAGGCATTAGAAGCTATTGGATGTAAGGTTTATTCAACAGGCTTTAGAGATTATTTAGAAAATTTTGAAGAGCAGTCACCTACGTTTAACGAAAAAAATCCTAAACTTGAATTAGAAGACATGAGAGCAGTATTAGAAACCTATAAAGAAGATATAAAAACAAATTGTCCGCCTATACTTAACGCTCTTAATTTTGGAACAGATGATGAATTCTGGGATACAAGACCAAAAAGCGTTCCTACGCTAAAGCCAGAACACGAACATTTATATCTACCCGAGACTCATCCCCTGACACATGAAGCGGCAACTTTCGTTGACGAACATGTTGAGAAAATTGAAGATCCAACTTGGGAATTTATTAATATGTGGAAAGAAAAATATAGTAATCAAGATCCTATCGTCCTACAAGATTTACAATGGTTCAATCCAGAAAAAATAGGATGGTCGGACGATAGATGGAGACCATAATATGAACACACCAGTCATAGGCTTAGATCGTGACGGAACTATAAATCAAGATATAGGATTAACGGAAGAAGGTGTACCACCTTATTGTATAAAGCCAGAACAATTCAAACCCATTCCTGGAAGTTTAGAAGCAATAAAAATGATACGTGATAAAGGTTATGATGTTGTAATTCTTACCAATCAATCAGGAATACAAAAAGGTTTATATGATGCTGTTGATGTTGATTTGGTACACAATTATATGCTTGAACTGTTAGCAGGAGTTGGTTGTAGAAGCATAAACGGTTTGTATTATTCAACAACACCTTTCAAAGATGATCCTTATAGGAAACCTAATCCGGGAATGTTCAAAAGAGCCGCATCTGAAATAGGTGTAAATTGGAACAATGGTGTATATGTAGGTGACAAAATTACTGATTTGAAGGCCGCTGTAAAGGCAAAAGCAAAACCTGTATTAGTAAAAACAGGATATGGCTTAGAGACAGCAAAAAAACTAGAAACATTTGCTAATAGAGATCTCAAGAAAAAGACTGAAATATACGATAACCTTTATCAATACGCACATTCTTTGGTGGATTTGTCTGAAAATACATAGCACAACATATCTGCCTTAAACGATAAATACAGTATGGAGCAGGTATCATGAATAAATTTCTGACTAATCAATTCGGTAAGGGCCCAAATAATTCTTTGTATTTGTCCGATCGTTCTAATTTTGCGTTTAGAGGGAAATGGATTGGAGTACAATATAACACTGTGATGGACAAGTGGCACTTAGGCGATTTTAAAAGTGCACACTACCAAATATCAGTAGAATACGGGTCAAACGAAGCTGAAACAATGCAGATGAGCGTGATAGCCAGACCAGACAGAGCTGTGGCAAACATATATGGACGTTCTAGCATAAACCAAGAGCTTATAAACATAAGTGCTACTGTAGATGCTAGTGTGGTATACATTAATGTTGAACCTAAATCAGCTTCTTATGCTGGTTCTAAAATAATTTTTCATGCTTCCTATGCTCAAACAATAAACAAACTATCACCACCTGCTATTGTCGCAGATACATCAACTGCGCCGTCAAGTGGTATAAATACATTTGAT